CTGACGCGCAAGCCAATCCGCGACAACAAGGGCAACGAGATTCGCGAACTGTCATTCCGGCAGCCAACCGGCGCGGACATCAACCGCAACGGTCTGCCGGTTCGCATCGATGCTGGCGGCGATGTCATCATGGACGAACGCAAGATGACGTTGATGATGACCGCGCTGAGCGGCGTGATGTCTCCGTTTCTCGATACGATGGACCCGCGCGATTGGGCATCGTGCGCGTATCGGCTACGCAATTTTTTTCTTCCCGATCCGGACGCTTGGTAGGCGACGAGAAAGACTTGATTCTCGATTGCTACCGGCTCGCGCGCCACTACCACCAAGCGCCGGATGTTTTCCTGAACATGCCACTCGATGAAGTGCAGCTTCACTTGAGCCGCACGATCGAGCTTGCCGAGATCATGCGCCGGCAACAGCAAGCGGCTGACAGCGACGATGCCTGAATTCGAAGAACTGAGGCTGACAGTCACCCTGATCGACAATGCGTCGACCGGGCTGGCAACGCTGCGTCAGAACTTGCGCGCCTTGGGCGGGCAGGAGAACCGCGATGCGCTCGCGCGGATGCAAAAGGAGGTCGAAGCGCTGGGCGTCAAGATGGGCCAAACGCGCGAGCATGCGGCCAAGACATCGAGCGCGGTGCAGTCGATGGCGCGTTCGATGGGCGCCGCGATGGCGGCTTATGCGGGCGGCTTGATCAGCAACTTCATGATCGAAGGGCTGCGCAAGTTCACCGACGAAGTGATCCGGCTCGACAACACGGCGAGGACGTTCGGCATCGGCGGCGCAAACCTGAAGGCGATCGTCGAGCAGATGAAAATAGCGGGCGTCGATCCCAATGCCGCCTCGCAAGCCGTTGCGAACTTCCAGACCGCGCTGGCCGAAATCAGTCGGATCGGCAGCAAGGCGCGTGAAGACTTGCTGCGAACGACCAGCGATCCGGCCGCGATGGAAGCGTTCCTCCGGAACATCACCGGCATGGCCGGCCGGGGCGAAACGGCCCAAGCGCTCACCGAAGCCCTGCGCGCTGCGCGCAGCGTCTACGCCGCAGAGATGGAGCGCACCAGAAGGGAGACCGGCACAGCCAACATGGCAATGGCCGCCGAATTGACCAATCGCTTCCTGAGCACCCTGAAGCTCGATCCGAGCGTTGCCGCGCAAATCATCAACGAGAACTTTGCGGGCGCGACCGCAGCCGAGGAAGCGGAATACAAAAAGCGGCTCGACATCGCGAAGAGCTTCAACGCCGAAATGCGGAAGGTCGACCGCGAATATAACGAGTTCATCACCGCGCTGCAGGCTGGCCTGATCCCGTTGCTGCAAGCGCTGAACCGCGAGCTTGGCACCACCGGCGAAAGTTGGGGTAAGGCGTTCGGTGAGAACGCATCGAAGGAAATCGCCAAGGTCGCGAAGGAAATCCTCTATATTTATAAGCTGATCACGAATCCCAAGCAGACCATCGCCGAAGGCATGGACCCGCGATGGCAGAAGTTGATGGGCGTCGAGACGTCGGAAGAGAACAAGAAAAAGTGGGAAGAGAAATGGGCGTCCGGCGATTACAACGTCTTGGATACGTTTACCAAGCGGCCTGACTGGGGCACGCCGATGTTTCCCAAGTCAGACGCGCCAGCCGCACCGCCAGCGGCATCGTTCAACGAACGTTTCCCCACGTTGCCGCCCGGCGTCGGAAGCGATCCATCGCGACGCGATGCGCCCGGCAGCACGTCGCCGAACTTTCACCGCATGTCCTACAGCGGCGGCGACGGCGGCTACAGCAGTAGCAGCGGCGGCGCGTCGGCATTCACGCGCGCGATCCGCACCGGCGTGTTCGAGGGCATGGTCGACTTCAAGAATTATCTGAGCGGCGGTGGTGGTGGCGGCGGTGGTGGTGGTGCGCCGGCCGGCTTCCAGCGCGCATCGTATTCACCGGACGGTGGCGGCAGCAGCGGCTTCCAGATGCCGGGCGGCGGCGGTCTGCCGAGCAACATCAATATCCCGGGCGAAGGCGGGCGCGGCGGTGGCGGTGGTGGCGGTGGTGGCGCTCCGAATGGCAGCAGCGTCGGACCCGGCACGGGCGCGGGCGCGGGCAACACGCCGGCAGGCGCGCGCGGTGGTGGCGCCGCTCCCGGCAGCCGCGCGCAGGAGGCGATCGAATACTTCAAGAGTCAGGGCTGGTCGCACGAACAGGCTGCCGGCATCGCGGCGAACCTGCACGCCGAAAGCAAATTCCAGACCGGGGCGAGAGGCGACGGCGGCCGAGCGAGCGGCATCGCGCAATGGCATCCGGATCGACAGCGCGCGATCGAGCGGCAGTTCGGCAAGTCGATCTCGCAGATGTCCTATCAGGAGCAACTCGCCGCCGTTAATTGGGAATTGAACAACACCGAGAAGGGCGCCGGCGATAAATTGCGCGGCACGAAGACGGCGCGCGAAGCCGGCGCTGCAGTCAGCCGTTATTACGAACGGCCGCAACGCACCGGGCACGAGATGGCGGTGCGCGGTGCTCAGGCCGAACAGTTCGCCGCTCAGCCCGCCCCGCCGCAAGCGTCGAGCGTCGGACCCGGCACAGGCGCGGGCGCGGGCGATACACCGGCGAGCGGCGGCGGTGCGGGACGCGACACAGGCCACGTCGTCGAAGCGCAGGGAAGGGTCGCGGGGATTCGCAAGCTCGCGCTCGATCCAAGGCTGAGAAGCGCGCTCGACTATGCGGGGGCGCAGACCGGATTGACGGCGCGTGTCACGTCAGGCGGGCAAGACCCGCACGGCCCGCGCACCGGCAGCCATCGGCACAACTTCGGCAAGGCCGGCGACTTCAATCTGCTCGATGAGAAGGGCAACGTCGTCTCACCGGATGATCCGCGTGCGTTGAAGTTCACCGAGGAAGCGGCGCGCGCCGGCGTGATCGGTGGCGGCGCCAGCTACATGAGCGATCCGAACAAGATTCATCTCGACATCGCGGGCGGGCGCGGTGGCCAGCGCGGCGCCTATGCGGGCTCGCGCGCGTTTCGCTCAGCTATGGCGCGCGGGATCGAAGGGCAATCGTCGTTCGATCGCAGCGTGCTCGATAGCAACGCCAGCAACGAAACCCGCGTCACCGGCACCGGCAAGCTCAGCGTCGACGTGAAGGCGCCGCGTGGCACCAAGGTCGAAGCCGAAGGCGGCGGGCTGTTCAAGAAAACCGAGATCGACCGCCAGACGCAGATGGAACCGGCGCAGTCAGCGCCGCGTCGCGGCGGCGACGACGAACAGCTTTCGATCTGAGGCAAGCATGCTGATCACCGAACTGGCTTATGACAGCGAAGGCAAGATCAAAAGCCCGTGGCGCGCCGCGCTACAGCAGGCGCAGATCGGCGACGCTTATTTCTATTGTGAGGCGAACGCGATCGAGAACGGTCGACGCATCGTGATGCACGAATTCCCGAAAAAGAATCTGCCCTATGCCGAGGACATGGGGCGGCGCGCGTTCGAGTTCACCGTGCGCGGCTATTGCATTCAGTATCCGCACGATCGCGTCGGCAACGATGGCCCACAGCTTAAGCAGCGCGACTACCGCGTCGCGCGCGACATCCTGTCGGCGGCGCTGTCGAGCGGCGATCCGCTGCCGCTGCGGCTGCCGACCGGCCGGGGCACGATGACCAACGAGATGTTGGTGATGTGCCCGCGCTATCGGCTCACCGAGGAAGAACGCGCCGGCGGCCATTGCGTGTTCGACATGACGTTCGTCGAGCTTGGCGCGCCGCCAAAGCAGCCGGCCCCGAGCAGCCGCGATGAGATGCTCAAGTATTTTCAGGAACTGCGCGATCGCAACGTCGACATTCTCACGCGCGGCATCCAGCAGAGCCCGGGCGCGAGCGCGACCACCGACGCCGGCGCGGCGACCTGATGTTCAAGCATGATGCAGAGGAAGCCGAGCCGATCGTCGAACGGGCGATGAAAATCCTGTTGTCGACGGTGTCTGATCGCGGGCGCCCGGGCTCGGACGTGCGCGCGGCTGTCGGCTCGCTGTTGGCCAACGTGAAGGCGCTGCTGCAAAACGATGAGATCGGCGAGCCGCTCGCGGATTGTTTCGATCTGGCGCGCGAGGCTGGCGCCAAGCTCCCCGGCATCGTTCGCATCTATGATGGCGTTGCCGCCGAGACGCCGGTGACGCTCGGTGCAACGCTGATCAAGAACGGGCTGACCAACTTCTGCTTTGGCACCGGCGCGCGCATCATCGCCGATCTGACGTTCACCAGCCGGGAAGACGTCGAGGCGATCAGGCAGCGGGTGAACCAAGAGTTCGCCACAGTCGAAGAGATCGCCGCCGATGCGATGGACAGCGCGACCTATCTGGCGCTGGTGCGGCTGCACGCCGCGACCATGCGCTTCCTGATCGAGACCGCGCGCCCGTTGCCGCGCATGCTGATGTTTCGGTTTGCCGCGCCGCTGACCACGCTGGTGGCAGCGCATCGGCTCTATGACGACGCCGGCCGTGCCGACGAACTGCGCGATGAGAACAAGGTCGTGCATCCGGCCTTCATGAAAGCGAGCGGCTGGGCTTTGTCGGCATGACGATCAAGCCAGAAGAAACAGCAACGCTCGTGGTTCGCGGGCGCCGGTTCTACGATTGGGAATCGGTGTTCGTGCAGCACCGCTGGGCGGAAGCCTTTCCGTTGTTTCGCTTCACCGCAGCCGAGCGCGATCGCCCGGCGACGCTGTGGGAGAAACTGCAATTCCAGCCGGGCGATGAATGCGCGATCTATCTCGGCGGCATCCTCGCGATCACCGGCGTGATCCTGTTGCGGCAGGCATCCTACGATGCCAACGCGCACGGCGTCATGCTGCAGGGCGTCGGCATGACGTGGTATGCGTCACGCGGCAGCATCATCGACGAGAAGGGCAACTTCGACGGCAAGACGTTCGAGGAAGTTGCGCGCAAGGTGATCGCGCCGTTCGGTGTCGGCGTGAAGACGATCGGCAAGCTGAACGCGGAACCGTTCGAGAAACTGCAGGTCGAGCACGGCGAGAACCTGTGGAATTTTCTGGAGCGCATCGCGCGCCCGCGCGGGATCGTGATGGGCAGCGATCATCTCGGCAATCTGCTGTTGATCGACAATCACAATTCGAACGTCGCGGCCGAGCTTGTCGAAGGCGACAATATCCTGAAGTGTCAGGCGACGATCTCCAAAGAGCAGATGCACTCCGACTATATCGTCGACGGGCAGCCGCCACAGGGTGACGACCAGCACGGCCGGCAGGCGACCGAGATGCGCGCGCGGATCGCCGGCACCGCGTTGCGCTACAGCCCATTGCTCACGCCGGCCGAACAGCCGGTCAAGACGCAAGCCGAGCTTCAGGATCGCGCCAAGAATGAATCGGTCTGGCACGAGTACACCGATATTCGCGCGACCATCACCGTGCAGGGCTGGATGATGCCGGGCGGCGGGTTGTGGCGCGCCGGCTCACTGATCGCGGTCAAGTCGCCGATGGCGATGCTCGACATGGGGCTGAAGATCGAGACCGCAACGTTCACGCAGGACAGCAACAGCGGCACGCTGACGACGCTCGAACTGGTGTCGCCGCGACTGCTCAAGGATCATAGCGACTTCAGGGTAGGGGCTGCCCCGGCACCGCCCGAGGAAGCTAAAGCCGATACCAAGCCGCCGGCATCGCCATCGGCGGCCAAGGTGGCAGAGCCCCCGCCCGAACAACTGAGCAGCGCTTGAGGACGCCATGCATCGCTACACGCCACTGATGACATCCTTCCGCGCCTTCAGCGCCGGCGGCGCCCGCTCGATCGTCGACAAGGTCGACGACGGCACGCTGATGCAGGAGATGGCCGGCAACTTCATGAAAGGCGAGACGCGCGACAAGGTCGAGGCGCCGCAGAACTACGGCTTTTCCAGCGTCGTGATGCCGGCGAAGAAAGGCAAAGACGGACAGATCGAGGAAAGCGCCGAAGCGATCATGTCGTTCATCGGAGGCAACCGCTCGCATCCGATCGCCGCCATGATGGATGATCGCCGCTTCCGCCCGCTCGGTCTCAAGCCGGGCGAGAATTCGCAGTATGACGACAACGGGCAGATGACGTTGATGCGCCGCACCGGGCTGTTCCTGTTGTCGCTCGACAGCGAAGAGGAAAGCAGCGGCAGCGGTGGTGGGGCGACAGCGACGCAGCACGCCGAGAGCGGCGGCGGCGGCGGCGAAAAGAAAAAAGTGGAGCGCATGGTTTCGCTGCGCCATGTCGAGAAGAAAAAGCAGGAACGCCAGAAGTCGCAGCAAAAGACCAACGAGGCGCGACAGGCGCGAGGCGAGCCGCCGTTGAGCGTCGAGCAATGGGCGGCACAGGTCGCCGGGATCAAGAAGAAAAACGAGGACTTCAAGCACGAGGGCGAGACGGTCAACACCGAGATTCGCTGCACCAAAAACCGCATCGAGTTTCGCGCCGGCGACAAGGTCGTCGGCTATTACGACGTGCAGAAAGACGAATGGCAGCACAAGGCCAAGACCATCAAGAACGAAGCGAGCAGCATCAGCCACAAGGGCGTGCAGTATTTCGACGAAGACATCCATGTGATGAAGCGTGTGATCGCGATGGATGGTCTCAAGCCCGGCAACGGCGATTGGGGCACCGGCACGCCGAGCAGCGGGCCGTCATTATTCGACCCTGCAGTTGCCGGCGAGCCGGCTGAGCTTCCGCCCGATGTGCAGGCGTATGTCGCGCGCAAGCAGGCGCAGGCTGACGCGCTCGAAGCCCGTCTTGCGAAGATGGAAGCGCGCCTCGCCGAGCTTGAGGCGCGGATCGCATGACCGACATCCGGCTAGTTCAACAGGGCATCTTTCCCTATCAGACCGAAGTGTCGGTCG